AACGTGAATGGTGGCAAAGATGGGACAAAGATACACTTCCACCACTAATGCACGTCATTCAAAGCTACGATACAGCGTTTATGAAGAAAGAAACAGCCGATTACAGCGCCATTACCACGTGGGGCGTGTTTCAAAAGGACGAAGATAGCGCTCCAATGTTAATTTTAGTCGATATGGTAAAAGATCGGTACGAATTTCCAGAACTGCGTAGGATTGCACAAGAACAATACGAATATTGGAAACCAGAAACGGTAATCGTGGAAGCAAAAGCATCAGGACTGCCATTGACGTATGAATTACGCAAACTTGGCATACCTGTTATTAACTTTACACCAAGTAAGGGAAATGATAAACATACAAGGGTAAACTCAGTAGCGCCGTTATTTGAGTCAGGAATGATTTGGTATCCGGACCGCAAGTTTGCAGACGAGGTAATTGAGGAATGCGCTGCATTCCCGCTAGGCGAACACGATGACTTAGTGGACAGCATGACTCAAGCCGTAATGAGATTTAGACAAGGTGGTTTTGTAGATCATCCAGACGATTATGAAGATGAACCTCTACCGCACCATGAGAGAACGTATTATTAATGGTTAAAAAATATTTTGACATTGCAAAACTTTTAGGAAAAGGCGTAGGCTCTTTATTTAAAGGTAAAGGCAAAGAAGCTGCACAAACAACAGCTGTAGAAACGACAGACAACATATCAAATGTATTTGCAAAAAACTTAGTTGATGAGTTTGGAGTAGACGAAGTTAGAGAAGCTTACCGTATTATAGACGATAAAGACCCACAAGTAGCAAAACTGTTTTATAAAGAAGGCGAGTCAAAAATGGACGAGCTTGTTAATCTCCTCGAGTCGCGTTACATGAGCAGTGAACGATTGCACGCACACCCGCTTAGTTTTAATAGACGTGGATCGGGCGCCGCGGATCGATATGCTAAATTAAATGACACTGGTGGTAAACTAACAGATTTACCAGGTGGACCTGGAGACAGGGTTTTATATTTTAAAAATTACGGCGAGATGAGTAAAACAACAAACCGAGAAGGTAAACGTGTTTATAAAAACGAAAAGCCTACAATTTTTGCTGAAACACCTGGAGGTAAAAAAACAAAAATTATAGAAGGTGAAATAGTAGATCAAGCTGACTACGAACTATCACCGAGTATGAGAAAAATACTTGAGAAAAGAGGTTTTGCACAACCAGGAGAAGCACCAAACACAATAATGACACGTATGCAAGATCAAGCTAAACAAATGCAAGGTGGGACACAACAACTTACTGCTATGAACCAAAGAATGAGAGAGTTTATAGACAAAGGTGATTTTGAAAGCGCTGACAAAATAAAAGACGCTGTTGAAGAATATAGATTGGCAATGCAAAAAATAAGATCTGACGGAATGTCTTTTTCAGGAGACCTTCCAATTCTTATTGATCCAACAAGAAAACTAAATGCGGCAGGTGGACGTGTTGGAAAATTTAAAGGTGGTATAATGGCATTGCTTAGAAGAATAAACCCTATGCTAGAAAAAAATATGGTTAACAAAGGTCCTTTCCAAACAGGACACAGATCTGACATTATAGGTGACATGGAACAAATTAAAAATGTTTCAAGAGGTGACAAAACTACACTTGAACAAATGGATTCTTTGTATGACATGGTGCAAGAATCACCTAGATACAATGAGGCTATGAGAGGTGCTATGATGAAACTAGTCGACTATGAAAGATTTAGAGCAATACTAATGGAAGACAACGTAAAACTTCAAAGATTATTAGACAATGATCCTGAAGGCGCAGAAAATTTTATAAGAATGTTATTTAGAGAAGGCGGGTCAGAACCACAGTTTAACAAAGGCGGAAGAGTAAATATGTTTGCAGGTGGCCCGTTAATTGGTAAAGGTATTATGGAAGCAGCTAAACTTGCACAAAAAGGAATAAAACCTTTTGGTGCAAAACAAACTTACAAGCAAAATATTACACAAAAAGGTGTTTCCGAAGGTCAATTTAAAATTATATTTAATGATCAACTTAGAAGAGTTCCTGACGAAGTTGTAGACGAAGCAACAGGTATGGGACTTAACACAAGTTTAAAAGAAGCAGAGGCCATACTAACAGGTCAGAAACTTGGTTTAATGACTCAAGCACAAAGAACAAAACTTGCAACTGCAATGACAGATAAAGTTAGAAAACAAATTTATGACAACCCTGTTTCTGGTTTAAACAATGACTATTTAGAATACATGGATGATGCTGTAGGAAGAATGGATGATTTGCTTGAAATAGAAAAATTAGGTGGTGATCTAACGCCAAAACCAATTTATGATGGTAAAGAAATGATAGGGGCTCAAGTAGATTTTACACAATTAAACAATTTAAGAGGAAAAGATAATATAGATAATATTATACCATTTAAACCGAGGACAAAAAAATCAAAAGGTGGTACACTGCCACCGTTAAAAGGACCAATGTCAGATGGCATGGGAAGTTTATTTAGGAGTAAATAATGGCAATAGATAAAGCACTAGAAGATCAAATTAAAGTTCCAAAACAGGTTATACCTGGTGAAGAGGTACCAATTGAAACACCAGAAAGCGATATCGGATCCGATGACGTTGAGATACAAATGACCGATGACGGTGGAGCAGAAATAGATTTTGATCCAACAGCCATGGCCGCTCAAGCGGCAATGCAACACGACGCAAACTTAGCAGAATTTTTAGAAGACGACATACTAGGTGAAATTTCATCTAATTTAGAAGAAAGCTATGATGAATACAAAGGATCTAGATCAGACTGGGAAGACACTTACAAAAAAGGTTTAGACTTACTAGGTTTTAAATACGAAAACAGATCAGACCCTTTCCAAGGCGCATCTGGCGCTACGCACCCTGTTCTTGCAGAAGCTGTAACACAGTTTCAATCTTTAGCTTACAAAGAACTATTACCAGCTGATGGACCAGTTAGAACACGTGTTATTGGCGTAGTAAACGATCAAAAAGAAAAACAATCTGATCGTGTAAGAGAGTTTATGAACTACGAATTAATGTGTGAGATGAAAGAGTACGAACCTGAGTTTGATCAAATGCTATTTAATTTACCATTGTCAGGTTCTACATTTAAAAAGATTTATTATGATGCATCTCTTGGAAGATGTGTGTCTAAGTTTGTACCGGCGGAAGATTTAGTTGTGCCTTACAATGCAACGTCACTAGACGATGCAGACACCATTATACACACAATTAAAATGACATCTAACGAGTTAAGAAGACAACAACTAGCGGGTTTTTATAAAGACGTTGAAGTTGGTGAAGGATCAAATGATAGTTATGACGAAGTTAGAGAAACAAAAGACAACATACAAGGCACTTCATCAAACAATATTGACGAAGTACACACTCTGTTAGAGTGTCATTGTGAACTAGATATTGAAGGGTTTGAAGATATGAACCCACAAACAGGAGAACCATCAGGTTTAAAATTACCATATATTGTAACTATTGAAGAAGACACAAGAACTGTGTTATCTATCAAACGTAATTTTGCACAAAACGATCCTGCTAAAAGACGTAAAGATTATTTTGTGCATTTCAAATTTCTACCAGGACTCGGGTTTTACGGGTTCGGCCTAATCCACATGATCGGCGGTCTATCACGGACTGCCACAGCCGCTCTAAGACAACTTTTAGACGCTGGCACCTTGTCAAACTTACCGGCCGGATTCAAAATGCGAGGCATCCGCGTCAGAGACGAAGCTCAACCGTTGCAGCCGGGAGAGTTTCGTGACGTAGATGCACCTGGTGGGAATCTTAGAGACGCGTTTATGCCTTTACCGTTTAATGGTCCGAACACCGTGCTCCTACAATTGTTAAGCACGGTTGTTGAATCAGGACAAAGGTTCGCGAGCATTGCAGACATGCAAGTTGGCGAAGGTAATCAGAGTGCAGCAGTTGGAACGACAGTTGCGTTATTGGAGCGTGGATCGCGGGTTATGAGTGCGATACATAAAAGATTGTATGCATCAATGAAACAAGAATTCATGTTACTAGCAAAATGTTTTGTAACTTATCTACCTCCACAATATCCATATGATGTAGTTGGTGGTCAAAGACAAATATTCCAAACAGACTTTGACGACAAAGTAGATATCATACCAGTTGCTGATCCAAACATATTTTCACAAACACAAAGAATTACAATTGCACAAACTGAATTACAGTTGGCAATGTCAAACCCTGGAATGCACAATATATATCTTGCATACAGACACATGTATGATGCGCTAGGTGTTAAAGATATTGATTCATTATTGCCACCACCAATGCCACCACAACCACTAGACCCAGCAACAGAAAACGTTATGGCGTTAGGTGGTAAAAAATTTCAGGCATTTTCAGGACAAGATCACCAAGCACACATGAAATCACACTTACAGTTTATGGGCACTACTATTTGTAGAAACAATCCAAAATCACTAGCTGCATTACAAACTAATTGCATGCAACATATACAGTTAATGGCTCAAGAACAAACTGATATGGAGTTTAGAGAAGAGATACAAAAGTTAAAACAATTGCAGATGACACTACAACAAATGCAACAACAGATGGCACAAAACCCACAAGCTATGCAGCAAATGGCACAAAGTCCACAAATGCAACAAATACAACAAACCATGCAAAGTGAGACACAGAAAATAGAAGCAAGAAAAGCTGTTTTAATTTCAGAATTTATGTTAGAATTTGCAGAAGCTGAAAGAGAGGTGCTGAATCAGATTGAAAATGATCCTCTATTGAAGCTAAAGGACAGGGAATTAGATATTAAAGCTCGCGAAGAACAGCGCAAAGAAGAGGAAGGCGAAGACAAGCTGAACCTCGAAAAGATGAAGATGTTGCAAAGCAGAGAACTTGCAGAAGAAAAGATGGAAGAAAACGACAAGCATCAAAAACTTCGAGCGTCTGTATCGTTAGCTAAAGATGGTATAAAAAATATGCAAGCGACAATAAAAGAGAGTGGTAACTAATGAACTCAGAAGATCTAGCATTATTATTAGGACTTGTTGGAGGAGGCTTTGGCGGTTATTTTGGTGGTCAACGTAGAGAAGAACGTAAACGTGCTAACAAAAAACAAGACGCATTAGATGCAATTGAGTTGGAAAAACTTTTAGCAGAAGAACGAAAAAAAATAAGAGAAGAAGAAGAGTACGAAGCTGACACAGCAAGATTTAAGAGAGAGGGTAGATTTACAGAGGGAGACCGACGTGGTGAAATTGAGAACCCAACTCTTATGGATATGTTTGGTGCAGAGTATGATCCATTCCATGATTATATTGAAGAAAACTTTGGATTAACTGCTGCTGATCTTTTAACAGGTACCACTGCATACGATACAAATTTACCAATAGATGAAAGAATTAGAAACCCTGAAAGCGAAAACTTTGTAGAAAACAGATCAAATAATTTTCTTACTGACTTTGGTGTTTTACCGTATAGTCCACTTTTAGCTATGATTCCTGGTGTTGCTCCAGCGTTAGGCGGAGCAGGTGCAGCGTTAGGTGTAGGAGCAGGTGCAAGAGGTTTAGCTGCTTTAGGTCCAAAAATGATGAGAGGTTTAAGTAGTTATTTAAGCAGACCAACAGGTTCAAGCCCAATGGGTCCAATGGGAATTTTTCCGGGGATGAATAAAGGTGGGCGTGTAGATGGGCAGTAAGAATAGCAGCAAAGATAAAGCAGATAAGGACAGTAAAGCCCATCAGGACGCCGTTGCTGGTATACAAGCCAATGAAGCAAAAGAAGTTAGACCTACAGCTGCTGGCATAGAATCATCATTTAAAGAAAATTACAAAAAAGGCGCAGGATCAAAATATAGCGGCAAACTTGCTGACGCTATGGCTGATGCTAATTTTAGAAACTCACGTTTAGGTAGAATGAAAAAAAGAGGGGTTCTTGGAGTTATGGATCCACTTGGTAGGAGCGGATTACCGGGTGAGTACAATGTTACTCCTGGTGGAATGCAAGATACTGTTCGTGGCACTCTTGGTTATCAAGAATACGGTGATTTAGGTAGAATGGTTGATCGCGGCTTAATAGCTGGAAGAGATATGAATCAATTAAAACCTAATTCTCTTGCAGGTTTTGCAAATTTAAACGAACAAGCTGCCGCAAATAGAATGTTTGGTTTTAACCCAACAAAAGGAATGGGTATTTTAGATTCACTTAGGTATGGATTTACTAACCCAACTTCACAAAGACAGTTTCAACAACTTGGTAATATTGGAAAAGGTATAATGAATCTTATGCCAGGTAGAATGTTAGGAACTGCATTACTTAATAAAATTCCAGGTGTTAATATACCAAGTCAATTTGCAATGACAGAACCTACTCCGTTTAATATCGGTCCAGGTTTCTCTGAGTTTCCAAATAGGTTTGATATGTTTAGTAATCCAGAATTAGAAGGCATGACTGAAAATGCAATTTACAGTAGATTATTTAATGATGTTGCTCCTGTGCAAACAGGGATGTTTAATCCTCCAGCAGAACAAACTGTTGGACAACCAATACAAAGCGTAACAGAAACTACAAATATGCCGGGCATGGAAGGAATACCTGATATGTTTCCAGATAATCAAGGTGTGCCAACTTACGATTTTGATAAAATTATTAATGGTGATTACTATGAACAAGACCCAAGAAGTTTAGGTTCAGGTGATCTACCAGCATCAGAAATGGGTGCATTTAGCAACATGCAAAACACAAATACTTTTAATTTATTTAATCCTGATACATACCCTAATATTGGTGGTTTTATGTTCGGTAGTAATTTTGGAAACACTGCTCCATCTAACCCTTCTTCACCTGTTTTTGATGGCAACTCTATGTATGAGGGTCAACGGTATGATCCTGCATTTGATGAGTCAAGTGGCATAAGCGATAGTTATATGCAAGCTAATCCAAACAGATTTTTTAATGTTTAAATGGCGATTGACAAAAAAGACGCTAAAATCAGCAAAGTAATGCGTGAATATAAATCAGGTAAACTTAAATCTGGTAAATCAAACAAAAAAGTGGTAAACAAGAAACAAGCCATTGCTATCGCGCTTAGCGAAGCAGGCGTAAAAAAGAAAAAGAGGAGACGTAAATGATCCAATCAACAAAAGAATGGTT